CACCGATTGTGACCAATCCAGTAACTCCTAGATCATCGCCAACAACCAGATCGTCACTAACTACCAAGTCATCAACAGTGGTTGTTCCAGCTAAATTAACAGCCGTAAGAAGATCGTGAACCACGCCACCTGACCCAAGGCCGTCTGTCGCAATAACTTTAGTCTGATTCGCAGGAATGATTACATTAGCTCCGCTGCCGCAAGTAAAAGTCAAAGCCGCAGCCGTTGCGTTATACATGAACCAAGTTTTGGAACTGGTGTTGGGCAAAAGAGTGACCGTGCAAGCCTGACCGCCGCCCGTGAGCTTCAGCCCAAGGCATCTATCTGCGTCCAGCGCACCGTCTGCAATCGTAATGTTGTCCGTTGAGGCGTTCGCAATAGCTCTGGTTCCCCAAGCAACGGCCTGCCCAATTATTTCTAGGTTAGTGTTAGTCGTATCGCCCCAAGAACCAGATTGTTCTCCAGAACCGATTTCTTCTAACCGTAAATTGTTTACATATGTGCTTGCCATTTTTCCATCCTATGCCGCAATGTTCGTCCAAGACGGTGACTGCGAGGGAGTAATCCCTGAGAAGTTTGGGGTCAGGGCGGGTATAATCTGCCCCCACGGTTGTTGCAGGATGCCAATCTCGCCAGTTGCTGACAACCCGGTTACATGTACATTAGCGGTTCCAACGATGGCTGTCGATGCACTATTCACCGATGCCGTCATTGCCACCATTGTATTGGTGGTAAAGAAACTTCCGAGCGTTGCTGTTCCTACAACTCCGGTAACAAAAGCATTATCGCCTCTTGTTGTAGAAATTGCTCCAATGGAAGTGGTGGCACTAACACCCATGTTTGTGGTAAAGGTGTCACCTACCGCTCCAGTACCTGCAACCCCTGTAACAGATACTACAGCATCGCCTTCTTGAACCGCCTGTCCAACACTACCTGTAGCAGTAAGCGCAAAAGCAGGACTTGTGTTCCAAGTGCTTGTATTCCAAGCTCTTGCTGAACTGTTCCAGCCTACAAACGCTACAGTAGAGGACATTAGGCTATCCTAATAATCGCGTTAGACGCATCCGCAGTTGGGAAAATAATAGTAAAGTCCCCGCTACTAGCAGCTTTATCTGCGCCAAAATCCAAAACACAAACGGTAGGATCCCCAGATGCAGGGGCATTATAAATTAACGCGCCACGAACTGCCGAAATACTTACGTTAGAAAACACTTCATCCGCAAAGTCTGTTAAAGCGGTAGTTCCACTTGCCACAGGCGTTACACTGGTGAGGAATTGTCCGCCAGCACCGTAGTTTGTGCCACTAACCTCGTTGGTAGCAGTGTACGCAGTAGTCGCAGCCGTAAAGGTTGCGCTGTTAGTGTACAGAGCTAACTTAAATACGTTGCTTGCTGCTGTAAAATTGTGGACGCTCTTCATTAGTTCTACTTTGAACGAGGTACACAGAAAGTTTCCATTAAATGCCATCTACATTTTCCTTATATATTCGGCCAACGTAGGCTGACCAGCATCTTTTATTGCATTATATACCGTAGTTCGGTCACTTTGTATAGCTTGGCGCATATAGACGGCGACAAGCTTTTCGATCTCATTACGGTACTCAATTGTCTGAGCGCGAATAGTAGGATGCGCGGTTTCTGAAACAGACACAATTTTGTTCACGCAACGGTTCGCAACTTCCTCGGGAGTAGAACCTCGGTTGTTGGTCGTAGCGACTTCAACTTTGAAGTCGTTAGACATTGTAACTGGAAAAGACATGTTGTTCATACGATACCCCCTTACGATTTGTTTCGGATAAGTTGACCTGTGCGGTACTCATCCGTTACCTCTAGGGCCTCACCTAAGTTTTTCAAACGAGATACCGACTCCCCAAATTTTTGCGTATACAACTGCATTAGAGTGGGATCTCCTTTCATGTAAGTGTAAGCCTCCGTTAAAGACCCGTACAGCATCGCTAATTCTGCGTTCTCACTAAGCCATGTTAATGTTGTATCCGCACCAATAGCCGAAATTACGCCCGTAGCCCCACTCGGACTAGCTGTAATTGTCTCACCAACAACATAGTTGCTGCTAGGAATTACCACCACCAAGGAGGTGCCCGAAGGAACCAAATCTACGCCACTGCTTTCCCCGCTGGTGCCCCCAGTAATAGTGTCGCTTGTGGTAAACGTTCCAACAACACTTGTTAAGGTTAGCGTGTAGCTGCTTTGAGTTAGACTTTCGGGCCTGTAGAAATAATGAAGTTCTGCACTATAACTACTATTAGGTGTAGGTCCCAAGATGAAGTTGTTTAGATCAAACATCCCATAGTATTTAGGAGCTCCAGTTGTAGCCGAATTTGGAGTGTACATCTGAATAAACTCAGGGTCTTTGTATTCCACAAAAGATGTGTTGCTGTCGCTGTCTGTAAAAGACAGGGCAAACGGAGCTAAAAAATCACTCGGAACAGCTAAGTATTTGTTGTTCTGAGTCATGGCTCCTGCGGAGTTCTTTCGAAACAAACTTAGTTGAACGTTTTTAAGAATGCGTTCCTCGGTAAGACGAATAAACAAAGGCAGGTTTCTTACAAAAGAAGTTTCATTGTTCTCAGTGTAATCTTCTATTGCCGTTTTCAACTGTGTGTATGTAAAACTCATGTGTTAATCTGACCTCCCATACCGCTATGATTTGTGCAATAGTAGTACAGGGTAGGAGCCCCAGAAGCAACTTCAATTTGACTATATGCTCCAGCACTCCCTGGCGTTCCGTTAATGGTTACGCCTGTGGTGTACGCACTTCCACCCCCCCACGTTCCGTTAGAGGTAATAGAAAATCTTAAAGGGTGGTTGGAATTAGAAGAATTTGATTGATCGAATCTATAGATGCTACCTTCTGACAAGTTAAGGGTAGCTGCCCTTGAGCCATCAATATAATAATAGTTAGCTCCGGAATAAGAGGCAACTGTTACCGCGTAAGTAGCCGTAATGTCCGATGTTGTTGTAGTCGACACCGCGCCAACAGACGATGTTAAAGCCGCTAATGTAGGATATGCTTTGTTCTCTGCCTCTGGGGCTGTAGACGTTGCAGTACCAACAGACGATGTTAAAGCTACTAATGTAGGATATGCTTTGTTCGCTGATTCATCTGGGTTTATAACGCCAGTTACTGTTACTGTGCCTATCGCACCAACAGGTGCTAAATTACTCAAAGGTGTTATACCAGGGATACTATTAAACCCAACAGGATTAAAACCGTACTGTATGTTTCTTTGTTCCGCCAGATTATGTTCTGGACGGGGCCCTTTCAAAGCCTGTGGGTCAGGTCCAACTTTAGGAGCGGACAGTTGCGGTTGTTTTGGATCAAATTCGTCCGGCCCAACTTTAGCTCCCGTCCATTCTACCATCATGTCACGAAGGCGGTATCGCCGCCCTGATCTATCAGATATCCCCCAAGCATGTTTTCCACTAGCGTATGTCATTACACCCTCAAATAACTCAAGCTGGGTTGTAGCTTCAAAGGAGTTCGTCCGGAATCTTCGTCTGCAGCCCGTTGAAACTCTTCTTCGTAAACCGATTTTAACATCTGGATTCGGTCAGGTACTCGTTTCATGGCAAGATAATACGCCAAACCTGCCACCATGCAGGGGAAAAACCTAAACGGCATATCCGCAGTGTTTACTAACGCACCAGCATCTTCAATTCTTTGGACGTAGTAGTAAATTATCTGGTCGGTGGAGTTGTCCGGAACAGACCACAAGTTTATAATTGGGTCAATTTGTCTATTAAGCCAGTACTGACTTGGTCTTCCTTGGGTAGTTTTATTCGGGAGATTAGCATAGTCCCCACGGCTGATGCGCTCTACCTCGTAATCAGTGTTGTTGCGACGAAGAACAACGTCTAACAAATCAACCACATCATCCGTCAAGGGTTCTTGCGCCTTACCCTGAGTTAAGTTGATTGTGCCTTGTCGAACAGTCCACAAGTTTAAACCTCTGTTGGCCCACTCTGCAAACATAAGATTCAAAGATCTACGCGCTGTTTTAGCATCGTAGCCCGTGCGAACCTCAAGTCCACAACGCTCATAAGCTTCTTCGATGACTTCAGCAACGTCAAGGTTAAAGTCTCTTGTTCCAGATGTTGCCATAACTAAACTAACTTCGGTTGTTGATTAGTTCTAGTCATAACACAGCCACCTTTTTTGTAACCCATTTTAGCCACCGCCGCTGGGGCCACTTTTTTCAACTCTGTTATGCCCTTACCTTTGGGTCCGCTAGGTATCGGTTTTTTCATCTCCATCGTCCTCGTTATAAAGATTATCAAACACTCTATTCACATCCAGTGTATAGTCTAAATCACTTTTTGAATAGTGTATATGTTGGGATGGTCTGAAGTCTGGAGCACCCTCACCTAACGCAAACCAAGCAGGATGCGTCACACGCACTCGATTGTTAGGTAAAGCAACAATGTTGCCTGTCCATTCTCCTGCGTCTAACAATTGCAAAACATGGCTTTGTTTATGCTGTGCAGGATCATCTGCTATTTCAGAGTCAGTGTAGTCAACCGTAAACAAATACTTTGCGGGAAAGAACTGACCATCAATCTTTGCCATCCAAGGACAAGGTGTAGCTCTGTCCAAAACGTATACTGCGTGGTGGTGCGAAGCACAGTCCCAAGGTTGAGCATCGTGTGTTGCCATTGGAGTAGGCCATTCCGATAACGGGATATCTGCGACCAACGCCGTAAGAGGCATCCGAGCCCACATTGCACCACCATGAACTGTGTCCTCTTCCTCGTCTTCGGCTTCGCAACCCGTAAAGATTACTTGAAAACTTAGGGACCTATTCGGCATACTTGTTACAGCTATGACCATCGCGTGTAAAAACTCTCCATGATATTTCTCATGGTTATGAGTGTACTCGCGACGAACCCAGCATTTAAAGTATGGTATGTTGCTTTGTAAATAAGACATCTACGCTAGAACACCCCCCTAAAACCAAATCCTTTGACTTGACCGCCAGCCCTCATGCCTTTGACTT